CTAAATGTGGATTAAATCTTGATCGTATGTTAGAGGATATTTGATCCATATCAGAAACATACTTACACCATAGACTAAGTGTATAGTTAAGAATTACTGGTACATCGGGATAGCTTACAACTCTTTCCGCTCTATTCGTAGCCACATTCCAGAGCGTTCTATAAATAAGAACAGGCTCGTACCTTCTCTTTGTTTTATCCTCCTCAATTAGAGATTGATATATTGTTGCGTAAGGTAGGACTATGTTATTCTCTTGAAACTTTTTAGCTATGGCACGCTCCTGTCTCCCGTGGTGCAAGCTTATTTCTTTATAGGAATCTTGATCATCCACATACCCAAGTTTAATTTGAGATAAAACTCCTCTTAAAATATCTTTATAAAAGTGGTTGTCGTTACCGTGAGTTGACATGTATTCACGAAGCTGTCTTTTAACATACTCTGCTGCACTTTTATTATGAGACTTTGGAGAGAATAGAGAGTTGTCGAAATTCCCAGTCTCCTCTATAAAAACATTATCACTCATCATACACCTCTAAATGACCACCGACAGTATCCACTCTATCTGTTAAGGGTTGGTTGAGGGTTTCTTCGTCCTCGCGGAGAAGCTTAGTCGTACATACTATATGGTAAACACCATACATCTCGAAGCTATCCTCTTGAACCTCAGTAACCTCGTACTTCTGATCTTGGAATTGTGGTTTAATATGATCGCCTATCTCAGGAGTCCTTCCTAAAGAGGCTTCAATATAAGACTTGTTGAATACGAACATCTGATCATTCGTTAATTCAATACCGAAGTTAGATAGAACCTCCTCTACAACAGATGGTTCGTAAAAACCATGTACAGTAATAGGCTCGGATGCTACAGTCTTACTCTTAGATTCAAGGTAAACATCATCGTAGTTCTCCTCTACATAAGATTTAAAATAGTGTAAAGGTGATCCTGAAATCCTAATTAACTCGTCATCAACCAAGTTAAATAAATTTACATCTGGGTTGTTTGGGTCATAAAAGGAAAGAGGTGTTGAACCTTCCAGCTTAGGAAGGTTATCCATTTGTCTGTTAACTTTGAATCGTCTAACCATCAGCCTGTAGTAAACATGGGAGGCTCTTCAACCTCATTCATTAGCTCTTGCTTTAGAGCTTGCTTTTCAGCCTGTGCTTGTTGTAATAACACAGCACCATTTAATTGAGTTCCTCCGCCTGGACCTGGGACTACGGTAAACTTACTTCTAACCTGACCTAGGATTTCTTTAGCGCAGGCAGTGGCGTATTTCTGTACCCAGTTTTTCATCTTAGGAGTTATTGTATAAGGATTTAATCCTCTGTATTCAAGTATAACTACATCGCTTACAGAAGGGGTTGGATACAATTGAAGAAACTGGCCGTCCACAATATCCCAACCACCGTCTTGACCTAAAACTCTTCGTGTAGTTTCTAGAGTAGACTGTAGAAGATAGTAATCACCGATAGAGAAATTATCAAAGAGGTAGTTGTCTTGGAAATACTTTAGAAAGAAATCAAACTCCAAAGTACCAGCTTGAGCCTGTATACTGAGAAGAGTCTTCTTAAAAGTTACATAGTTAAGACTTCTAAGAATGTAATTTGGAACCCTGTATAAATTACAGTTTGCTGATGTGTTAAATGCTACAAATTGTCTTGCGAATTGAGGGGCGTGGTAATCTAATTCTGTAACAGACTCGTCTATACACTGTTTTAGTTGATGATCGTTAAGCTCTACCCTTACTACAGGATGTCCTAACGAAGCTAATGCGTAGTCTCTAACTTGTTCTTCAAAGTTTGTAAACTCTACAACATCAGATTGTTTAGTTTTGTTCAGGTTTTCCAGGTCCAGTTCCTCCGTGTAAGGAACTGAGTGATCCTGTAGGTCCTGGCTCCCCGTCTTGGAGAAGCTGTTTCCGTACCCGCTTAGTCTTGGTGTGCATACTAGAGCCATTAGGCTTCCTACCTTTTGGTTTATCTTGTATAAGCTTTAGATACGCATTTTCTATAGGAGAATCAACCTCTACGATCTGATTAGGTCTTATTTGTAAAATTTCTTGACCAATCTGTAAAAGCATGGAGAATTTGCATGTGCTTCTGTACCTATACATCATACTTATATAGTCCATCTAATAAAAAAAACTGCCCACTCCCCTGGTTTTGAGGAGTGGGCTAGTTAGGTAACACTACCTATCAGACATTATAGAAGGGAGTGTAAATACCCTCAGCACCGACAAAGCGGATCACGCGGAAGAAGCGTGAGGTTGGAGCGACCGCAACCTTACCGTAACGGGTAAGGATACCCTTTCTGGGCTGGAAGCTCTCGGGGTCAGTGATGGTGGGTAGTGCCTGGAATGGAATGTAGGGACAGTAAATGTAACCGCCGTCCATAGGACCACCGCCTTTGTAACCCATGAGGATTTCACCCTCTGGGTAGAGAGGATCGACATAGAGATCGTAACGACCCATGAACTTACCACGGTACTGGATAGTACCGGGACCGAAGTTAGTAGGACCGTCCGCTCTGTCAATACCACCCTGTAGTCTAGAAGCAGACTCAAGAATAGTGGCTACAACAGGAGCACAAAGCATCCAGTTACCAGCACCACGCTGAGTAGTCTTGTAGATGTCCTGTGAAGCGAAGTTAATCACTGCAAGGATATTGGCGTAGGTATCGCCAATGTGGCGAGGAGCAAATGGTAACGCTGTGCTGGCAAGGTCAACAAGCCAAACATTAGAGTTGATGCCTAAAACGCTGCTCATAACTGGAGTGTCCATGGGGTCAGTGCCGTTACCAGGACCTTTGTTAATGAATGAGAAGTTGTCACCAAATGCTGAATCACCGCTGGGATGGAAATCCATTGTGTTGGTGACTTTATCGTGCTGATCAAGCATACTGTAGTTGAAGCTTGAGTTGGCAGGGTTACCAGTAAGGTCATAAGCAATACCACGAAGGTCTTCGATAAGCTCACGGTCTACCTCAAGTCGAATTTCCTTACCAAGAAGATCAGTAAGCTCGCGCTCAAGATCTAGGTTGTGGTAAGCCTTAAGGTCTTGTGAAGCCTCAAGAGTCCAGAGGGCACGCATCTTGCGAGTACGAGCGACAACTGGAGACTGCTCAATCTGAAGGCTGACTTCAGGAATGGCAGTGCCTTGAAGGTTTTCACCAGCGGAGACTGACCAACCTATACCGCTGTTGGAACCAGCCCATTTGTTAATGGCACTAATCATGTTGGTGCCAGTAGCGAACTCATTGTTTAGTGCGGAAGTACCAAAAGCCTGACCGCTAAAGTTTGGATCGGCAGCTATTTGTTCAGCACTGGAAAGGCCACGGCCGCTGAAATCGACCTCACCAGTTACCTTACCACGGTAAGTTAGGTTGTACTTGCTGTACAAGGTTTCACGGGTCGCTCCGATAGAACGAGTAGAACCTAAGTAGAATACCTGTGAGACGGGACCGCTCATAGGTTGAACGCTAACAAGGCTGTTAGCGATTAGTTCGGGGAATACCCGACGAACGAGAGGGAATGCGAACTTTTGGAAAGTACCGAGGTTACCAACGGTAGTAGTACCAGCAGCAACAGCGTCCTCATTGAGGCTTTCCTGCTGAACTGACTTAAGTTGGTTCTCCAAAAGTTGTGCAGTTACTCTCTTGGTATAATCATTTTCGATGTCGTTGACGGCTGGACCCCACTTGGTTACTAGCTCGTCAGATGCACCCATTTCCATAATATCCATAACTACAACTCCTTAAAGTTATATGCTCACTTCATTAGCTTGAGCATTTCTTCGGTTAAGAACTGATTTCCTATACTTTCCAGTTGTTCATCCTCAACCTCTTCGTCTACATTGTTAGTAACGACTACAGCCTGCTCGGTAGACTCGAACAGCATAGCCTCCTTTTCTTCCGCTAGTGTCTGTACGCTCTCATTAAGTGATTCGATTTCTCTCTCACGCTTTGAGACCTTAGACTCTAGCAGTTGAACTGTTTTAGCAAGGCGATCTTGCTCCTTAAGTGATTCAGAAAGTTCACGCGCAAGAACTTCATTATCTTCTTGCAACTCACTAGCCTGTGATAATCTACGCTCGCTCTCAGCATCAATGTACTCAGGACGGTGCTCGACTGCCATGTAACCCATAAGTTCGCGGAACTTTAATGCATCGCGGTAAACATCATTGGACTCATGAAGCTCCTCAAGGGCTGCTTCCTGAATCTGCTGACGCTTCATGGATAAGTAGGCGAAGACTTTGTTAGAAAGCTCACCAACCTCCTCTTGTACTCTCTGCTCAATTAAATCCTGCATAACACCTGCTATCTCGTTGATAGTTTCTTCAGTTATGCCTTCAGGAAGTAATTGAGTGATGTCTTGTATTTTCTTTTTATCCATGATTGTACTCCAATCTATTGTTATCTATACATCTATTATAGATGTCGTTGTTTTTTATGATTTTTTATTAGTAAGAGGTCTACCGTAAATATCCTTTTTTTCCCTTTCCATCTTTCTTGCGTGCATTGTAGCTTGGCTTTTTTGAGAAAGGTTCATAACTCGTTTTGCCTTTTCAGCAGCAGTTACTTCTGAAAGAACATTACCTAGACGAGGGAATAAGGTGGAGGAGTTTTCTACGAATGGAGCAGCTTCGGCTCTCTTCACTGATGGCGCTTTCCTGCTCTGAGTAGCGGTGTAGACTGCTTTTTTTGCTTGAGCACTAGGGGTTATAGCTTCTTTCATAGCCTTGGCAATAGCCTTTCTACGATTTTTTAGGTAACCGTCAGTGCTATCAACTTTACCATCGTTGTTAACATCGGAATCTTCCTTACCGACAGGATCAAGTTTACGACCCTTCTTTGCCTTCTTCTTTTTAGCCTTCTTCATTTTCGCTTCATTTAGACTTTCAGTAAGAAGAGTTGCAAAAACCTTTTCCTTGGTCACGCGAGGAAGAACTTTATTTATAATTTCCTCTACAAGAATGCTTTGACGAGACTCAGCAAGAGAAGGGAAAGCACCACGGGTAGAAGGATCAGCAACTAGATCCCAGGTTATAAGGCGGAAGTCTTCGTTGACATAACGCTTACCGTCCTGACCCTCTGAGAGCGTACCCATGCCTCTGGAAGAGATGCCGATCTGTACGCCACCTTCGATAAGTGCCTTGGCTACCTTACCCATAGGAGTATTTAGGATCTCAGCCTCACCGACGATCTCGTTGCCTTTTGCTTCGAGCTTGGTAATAAGGTGAGAGACATTGGAAAGCTTGACGCTATCGTGCTGGGGGTGATCAAGCTCACCCATAAGACGACGACCTTTCATGGACTCGCATAGTTTGGTGATCTCACGCTCAAGCAAAGCCTTAGGATAGATACGACCATTGTTGTTCTCCTCGTCTGCACGCTGGAAAACTCCACGAATCTTCATAACCTTGCCTTTGTCTGAATCCTCGTTAAGGACCTGTAAGTTTTCAATTATAAATACATCTTCTAGTAACATCACTTTTTTCCTTTTGGTTTATCTTTTTCTCTACGAGCTTTAGCTGTAAGCTTGGTTTCAGTAGCCTTACCATGCTTTACTTTTGTTCTAGCTGCGTGACTCTTAACACTCTTCCAGTCTGCGCTAGGAGTCGCGCTTCCAGGTGTAAACCCCTTAGCTATTTTTCCGCTAACTACCGACTCTGGGTCAGTGCCACCCTTACTTCGCTTTGATATGACATAAGTTCTACCAGCACCGTTGGTGGTGAAGATATGACCAGGACCACCTTTCTTTAAAGCATCTTTAATAGTGTCATAGACAGGCATCTTTCCACGGAAGGATTTAAGCTTCTTCCTTGGACGATACTTACCTCTTCCGCTGGGATACCTTTCTTCTAGTAGTCGCCTTATAATGCTTGCTAGGTTTTCCATCAGTCACCGTCGCCATATTAACGCCAATGTTTCCAACAGTAGTCCTCTCTTCAAGAGGAAGTTGGTTAAGGAGACTTTTTAATTTAGCTATTGTTTCTTTTATCTCCTCACGAATCTGTTGGTTCTTTTGTTCTTCTAAATCAACCTTTGGTTTTTCTTTCTTAGAAACTCCAAAGGATTCTTGAAGAACAGAATCAACATCCT